ACAACATGTCCTTGTTGTTTAGGTAATTTACTTTTGCTGTCATCCTTGAAGAGTCCTCTAATAAGTTATTATAAACTACGCACATTAAAAAGTCAACTAAATACTATACCAAAATAGGAATAATATCATGGGATTACTAGACACATTAAATGCCTCATCGAATCTGCTAGGAGCAGGATCCAGTGCTATTAATACAGCTAAAAACATGTCTAGTGCCATCAGCACAGCATATTCCAGCGAAGGCGGCGGTGTCGCAGCCGCAATGCGAGCAATCAACTTGCCCGCCGCTGGAGAAGCAGTGGGCGACATATTGAGTGCAGTTGCTACATTTGGCGGTGATGCCAATGCCAACGACTGGCGTGCCAGATTAAGTTTGGCCAACTGGACCAGTTTCAAAAGTAGTCCTGTTTTGAAGCCTTTAAAAGATGCTGGCGGTTTAATTCTACCATATACTCCTAAAATTACAATTGCCAGTAATGCAGATTATCAGGCAATTGATACTGTACATACAAATTACAAATTTCAAGCATTTAAAAATAGTGATCCAGGAACTATACAGATTGAAGGATCCATGTATGTTGAAGATGCTACCCAAGGTCTTTACTGGATTGCCATGGTGCATTATTTAAGAAGTCTTACCAAAATGTTTGCTGGAAATGATTCCAAGGCTGGTAATCCACCTCCGATTATTTTCTTTAATGCTTATGGAAATTATGTGTTTAAAAATATTCCAGTGGTAGTAACTAAAATGAGTATTACTTTGCCTAGCGATGTGGATTACATTGGATGTAATGTGGTTGGCAGTGCCGCCGGAGAAATACAAGGCATTGCAGATAGTATTGGCGGCCTTGCCAGTACGGGTGCCGGTTTGTTAGGCGCCGACAGCGCACTAGGCGGAATACTGGGCGGTGTCAGCAGTATTGCTGGTGGTGTGGGCCAAGTGGCAGGATTGTTAGGTTCGTTTGGTATCGGTGGTACAACCAGCGGCGGAGTTGCACACGTGCCTACCAAGAGTTCTTATAATATAACATTGCACCCTATATATAGTAGAAACAGTGCTCGTAACTTTAGTCTTGATAGATTTGTTACCGGTGGGTATCTTAACAACAGTTTTGGATATATTTAATTATGAAAGTTAATTACTCTAATACAAGTCCTTGGTATACCACAAGAATAAAAAAGAATTATCTTGGTATCTTATCTATTAGACCAGTAAGTGCTGATGTGGACGATTTTCTTTATACGATAGAACCACAATACACATATCGTCCTGATTTGTTAGCATACGACTTGTATGGAGAACAGAATCTGTGGTGGGTTTTTATGCAACGAAATTTGGATGTTATTCAAGACCCCATATTGGATTTCGTTCCCGGAACGCAAATATACATACCCAAAGGTAGCAGTTTAAAAATTGTGTTAGGATTATAAAATGAGTTTAGATGGATTACCCGGCATAATTGATTCGGCCACACAGACCATTGGTAGTGTTTCCAAAGCCGCAAATGCAGTTGTGTCATCAAGTTCTATCAGCGGACTTACTTCGGCGTTTAGCAGTATATCTGGAGCATTGAGCGGTATTGGAAATTTTCTCAAAGGTCTTGCCGCTGGCCAACAACTGCCTCTTAAGAATCCTTTGTTTGATTATGCCAGTTATACCTATGTACTAGGTATAGGCATACTTACAGAAGAAGATTTAAATTATCCGGACAAAACATACAAGGCCGGTAAACGTATTCCATTAATTTGTAAAGATGCCAATACCGATCCTAGCAACAGAGTAAACACTGTATACGGAAAGTTTGATTTTTTTATTAATAATCTTGTGCTGAACAGTGTTATTGGATTTGAGCAAGGTTGCAACAATACCAATGTGATGAATTTTAGTTTTGATGTGATTGAGCCATATAGTATGGGGTTGTTCATGTTGTCTTTGCAACAAGGTGCTCAGGCAAACGGCTGGGACAATTGGCGTGAGTGCCCGTTTATATTGACCATTGATTTTCGTGGAAATACTGAAACTGGTTTAATAAAAAATATTCCAAATACCTCTAGACAAATTCCTTTCAGTTTTGTAGACTTGCAAATGACAGCAAGCGAAAAAGGCAGTGTATACAAATGTACAGCCATGCCTTGGAATCAGATAGCATTAACAGATGATGTTGCCAATACTAAAAGCGATAGTTCAGCGGTAGGAGCCACTGTACAAGAAATTTTACAATCTGGTGAAAACAGTTTACAAGCAGTTCTTAATCAGCGCATGAGAGAAATGGAGAAACAAGGGATTGTAAAAAAAGCTGACGAGTATTTGATACTATTTCCAGAAGATGTTGCAAGTAGCGCAGACGGAAGTCAAAGTGCAGACAACACAGAAGATACCAGTGCGGCCACGGAAGCAATTACTGACACTCCCAATGCTGCCAGTTTGTATAGTGTACTGGGTGTATCTCGCAGTAAAACCAATCAAACACTGGTACAAGATGCAGGCAATTGCAATGCTATAGGCAAAGCCAGTTTGGGATTTGACGAAAAACGCAAAGGTGATCCGTCATTTGGCAAGGATCAAGACATATACGATTCGAAGACTGGTGTGTTCAATCCCGGCAAATTTGTAGTTGATGGCAAAAGCACCGAAATGCGATTTAGCCAAGATACCAGTATTCCGGCAGCAATTAACCAAGTTATACTTCAAAGTAATTTTGTAAACACAACTCTTGATAGTAGTAAAATATCTGCATCTGGTTTTAGAGAATGGTATCGCATTAGCCATAAAGTTTATACCATAGGTGATACACAACTCAATACTGGATTAAAACCTAGATTGATTGTGTATCAAGTGGTGCCGTACAAAGCTCATGCTAGTAGATTGTTGCCTCCAGGAGTCAAAGGCCCTGGATTTAGTTCATTGGAAAATGAAGCTGTTAAAAAATATGAATATATCTACACAGGACATAATGTAGATATCATAAGATTTGATATTAAATTTGTAAACGGATTTGTGTATATCATGGGTGCAGACGGCTTGACAAAAACTCAAGACAAGGTCACGGCCAACCAAACAGGCGCACAAGAGCCAGACAAAACAGCAAATATTAAATTCATGCCAGACGGTAAACCAATTTCAAAAGAAGGTGGCATAACGCCTACAATTTTAAAATGGGTAAACACACTGACCGGACAGGATCGCGGCGGCGGCGGCGGACAAGAGGGCGAAGCGCAACGTGCAGCCAAATTGTTCAATCAAGCTATTAATAATCCATTCGATATGTATAACTTGGATATGACAATCATTGGAGATCCGTATTATATTGCACAAAGTGGTACCGGTAATTTTACTAGCGAACAAGCCACTAGTAATTTAAATACTGACGGTAGTGTAAATTATGAAAGTGGAGAAGTTGATATTTTAGTTAAATTTAGGACTCCTATAGATATCAATCAAAGTACAGGATTATATAACTTTGGTGGAACCAGCAAGACTGCTCCGGTCACACAGTTCAGCGGACTGTATTGTGTGCAGACTATTACCAGCATATTTGTGGACGGAAAATTTACACAAACACTAACGGGTTTTCGCAGACCCACCCAAGAATTTGAAGAAGAACCAACGGCAGCAGATTTGCCGTCGACTACTAGAACAGTAGTTGAAGAACCTACCATATATACAGATGAATAACTGAGAACACAATGTCAAACGATCAAACAAAAATCAGTGCCCAAGGATCGGAACCACGTCCAGGGCCTTTCTTAGCCCGTGTAATCAGTCACCTGGATAGCACCTCTATGGGTATGCTACAAGTTGAACTTTTAAGACCAACTGGTAACACTGGAGATTCTGGACAATTACATCAAGTAAAATACATGAGTCCATTTTATGGAGTTACCAGCGCAGATTTTGTTAGAGAAGATCCCAATAACTATAATAACACTCAAAAAAGTTATGGCTTCTGGGCAGTTCCCCCTGACGTAGGAACCACTGTTGTTGTAATTTTTATCGATGGCGATCCCAAGCGTGGTTTCTGGATGGGGTGTGTTCAAGACGAAAACATGAACTTTATGGTTCCTGGCATTGCCGCTACCAGTAATGTGGTTGATGAAACAGATAGAATGCCTGTAGCTGAATATAACAAACAAATAAATTCAGTACAAGCCACTGGTGCCACTAAAAATAAAAAACCTCGACATCCGTTAGCAGATGCATTACAATCTCAGGGATTATTAAAAGATGATATTCGCGGACTCACAACTAGCAGTGCCCGTAGAGATATACCCAGCATGGTGTTTGGTTGGAGTACTCCGGGCCCAGTCGATAAACGCCCGGGAAGTCCAAGAGGCCCAATCGGAAAAGCAGATTATAAAATTCCAAATGCATTTGTGGGACGATTGGGCGGCAGTACTTTTGTTATGGACGACGGTGATGATAAATTTCTTCGAAAAAAATCAGCGAAAGAAGGCGCTCCGGTATATGCCAGCGTATTGCAAAATGAAACAGACGGCGATGTAACTATTCCACATAATGAACTTATTCGTTTAAGAACAAGGACTGGCCATCAGATATTATTACATACCAGCGAAGATTTGATTTATATTACAAACAGCCGAGGAACCGCGTGGATAGAATTAACCAGTAATGGTAAAATTGATATCTATGCTAAAGATAGTATTAGTGTTCACACGGAAAATGATTTAAATTTTACTGCCGATAGAGATATTAATTTCACAGCTGGCCGCGCTGCCGGTAATGGCCTTCCTGCAAGTGTAGGCAACATTAATTTTAACTCTTCAGGATTGACAAACTTAACATCAACTGGAAACTTTAACATTAATTCAGGAGCTGCCACAAATATAACAGCGACCGGAGCAAGCAATATCAACGCTGCCACACATACTGAAACTGCTGGCAAAATTAATATGAACGGGCCAGCAGCCACGAAAGCAGTCAAAGCACCAAAAGCAGTTCGTGTACCGCAGACGGAACCGTGGAAAGGTCACGAAAACTTGGATCCAACATTGTTTACTCCAGCTAAAACAAAAGCGGTAGTACCAGCAGTTGGCGCCAACCCAGTTGCTCCGGTAGAACCAACACCTACGGCATTTGGTATGTATTCAACAACTACAGATACTTTTAATAAAGTACAGGGATCGGAACAATGAGCACAAATTTATACGATAAAATAACATTACCAGCTCGCCCTAATCCGTCGATTGCCGGACCACAAATGTACAAGGGATTTAGTACAATTAATTCTAATACTCAGAACTTTATTCTTTATGACTTTGAATTAATCAAACAAGATTTGCTCAATCACTTTAACATACGGCAAGGCGAACGCTTGATGCAACCTAATTTTGGATGTATTATTTGGGACTTGATTTTTGAACCGTTAACTGATCAGGTTAAAGACCTTATACTACAGAACGTCAATCAGATTTTAAACTATGATCCTAGGATACAAGCTGGTAACGTGCTTGTAACACCCTATGATACTGGTTTACAAATACACTGCACATTAACTTATTTGCCCTACAACATTAGTCAAGATCTACAACTCAAGTTTGATCAAGCCAACGGCTTGATCACACGATAAACTGCGCACATATTTTTATCTAATAAATACACTTATTAGGACACATTATGAGCTCAACGGATAGACAAAATAACCTGTTAGTTTCAGAAGACTGGCAGAAAATTTATCAATCATTCAAGAACGCCGACTTCCAAAGCTACGACTTTGAAAATCTACGCCGTACCATGATTGACTATATCCGTACAAATTTTCCTGAAGATTTCAACGATTACATTGAGTCTAGCGAATACCTTGCCCTGATCGACCTTATTGCGTTCGTGGGTCAAAGCATAGCTTTCCGTGTGGATTTGAACGCTCGTGAAAACTTTTTAGAACTGGCAGAACGCCGAGACAGCATATTGCGTTTAAGCCGAATGATTGGGTACAACGCCAGCAGAAATGTACCAGCCAAGGGCTTGTTAAAATTTAGTACTATACAAACTACAGAAAATGTGTTGGACAGTAATGGCATCAATTTGGCTGGACAAGTTATTACTTGGAATGATCCAAGTAATTCCAGTTGGTACGATCAATTTATTAAAATACTGAATGCATCTCTGCCAACTACACAACAATTTGGCAATCCGGTTGACCAAGCCAGTATCTATAATATTTCTACAAGTCAGTATAGATTCAATGCTAGAAACACGGATATTCCTGTTTATACTTTTACCAAATCGGTCGCTGGCCGAAGCATGAATTTTGAAATTACCAGTACAACATTTGCTAATAAAAATGTAATATACGAAGAAGCCCCTAAGGTAGGAAATCATCTGGCATTTATTTACAAAGACGATGGCTACGGCGCCGGCAGTACCAACACCGGTTTCTTTTTAAATTTTACACAAGGCAATCTAAACCAAGGCGCATTTAGTGTTACTCAACCCAGTAGCAATCAAACTATTGATATTAATACACAAAATATCAATAATAGTGATGTGTGGCTATACAGTTTAAATCAAAGTACCGGGTTGGAAGATACACTATGGACACAAGTTCCTGCGCTGACTGGCAACAATATTATCTATAACAGTTTAAGTAAAAATATCAAAACTATCTATAGTGTAATTACTCGTGCAGGAGATGCAATTAGTCTAGGATTTTCTGACGGCACATTTGGAGATTTACCGTTAGGTAATTTTAGAAGTTACTATAGAATCAGCAACGGTTTATCATATTCAATAAGCCCTAGCGATATCTTAAATGTGGCAATCAGTGTTCCTTACACAAGTAGCAAAGGGCAAGCTGAAACATTAACAGTGACATTGAGTTTGGTAAACAATGTGTCAAATGCCAGCGGCACTGAGACCAATGCAAATATCAAAGCAAATGCTCCGCAGACATATTACACACAAAATCGTATGATAACCGGCGAAGATTATAGTATTAGTCCGTTGAGTATTACACAAAAAGTTGCTAAAGTAAAAAGTATCAACAGAACAAGTAGCGGCATTAGTCGTTATTTTGATCTGACAGATCCAACCGGAAAATATAGTAGCACTAATTTATTTGCAGATGATGGCGTTGTCTATCAAGATTTATATACCTCTAGCATAAATTTTTCTTACATGACTAAGACTGATGTAGAAGGTGTTGTCTATAATACAATTTTTCCTATATTGAACGATCCCAACCTACGTAACTTCTATTATGCAAACTATATCAATTATATTTCTGAAAGTTTAGCAATCCAGTGGGTTAACGTAACCACTGACAGCAACAGCAGTACTGGTTATGTTGGGGACTCCAGCTTAATTCCTAAGAAATTGTCCAGTTATACCAGTACCGACTTAAAATATTTTACTAGCGGTGCTTTGGTTAAATTTCTTGCACCAGCAGGTCGATATTTTGACACCACCCATCAAAATGCATTAATGACGCTCCCAGAGTCTGGCATATTACCTTTTGGCGGTGTTGATTACTTGTGGGCGCAAGTTGCTACTGTTGTCGGTGACGGCCTTGGCGACGGAGAAAACAATTCGGGAAAGACAACTATTAATGGCGGACTATTCGGAGTAGTAACATTAAACGAAACAATTCCAACCAGAGCAATTATCAGCCAAATAATCCCGCAGTTTAGTTCAACAATTGGATCAACTGTGATCACTACTATGATTGATTTGATTTTTAATAATAAACCTTTTGGTTTACGTTATGATGCTGGAACACAAAGTTGGCAAATTATTTTTGAAACCAATTTAAACACCACTAGCAGTTTTAGTTTGGGTTACCAAGGCGATACAACCAACACACAACAAGATTCCAGCTGGTTATTGTTGTTTACTACCAATAACGAATATTATACTGTGAACGCACGACTATTGCGCTACATATTTGAAAGCGACAAGGCTGTATCGTTTTACTTTGATACATCATTAAAAGTTTTTGATACTGTTTCTAGTACAACTATATTAGACAGTTTAAAGATATTAAGTATTAATCCTCGTCCTGATAACACTATACCATTCACCACCGATCTCAACTGGCAAATTATCAGTGCATACACTGGGCAGGACGGCTATGTTGACCCTAGTAAAATTGTTGTTGCATTCGCAGACACCTTGAACAATGGAATTGTCGATAATCCTCAATTGTTTTTAGATATTGTAGCCCCTAATACAAGTCCGTTGACCAAATATATTGTACAACAAAAATATTTAATTAGTCAGGGCCAGGAAGATTATCGATATGTAAGTAATGCAACCGGACTTGTAAAAATTCTCACAACACAGGGATCGGTTGGTAGTTTGAATCAATACACCGACGGACAATATTTTTATTTTGTAGACAAAGCAGTTGTTAAAAAATATGATGCTGCCACCAGTACGCTGAATGCCAGTTTAGATTATAAAGTTTATGTTGGAAGAGATAAATTAAAATTTCAGTATACACACAACGCAGATTACAATAGCCGCATTGATCCAGGTGCTAGTAATATTATTGATGTGTATGTATTAACAGTTGATTATGATACACAATTTAGACAGTGGTTGTCAGGCGCAAATGTTAAAGAACCGATGCCTCCAAGCAGTAGCGAACTTAACAGTTTATTAGCACCTAATTTAAATTTAATCAAATCTATTTCAGATGAAATTGTTTATCATCCAGTGAGTTATTTGTTATTGTTTGGCCCACAAGCTCCTGATAATTTACAAGCTACATTTAATGTTGTAAAAAATCCTACAAGCACAGCCAGCGATAATGATATTATTGCAAGAATCATTGCGGCATTTAATAGATTCTTCACACTAGATAACTGGAATTTTGGCGATACATTTTATTTTACTGAACTGTCAACCTATGTAATGAATCAACTCACACCGGATATTACTAACTTTGTTATTGTCCCTAAACAAGGCAATTTATATTTTGGTGCATTATTTGAAATAAAATGCCCAAGCAATCAGATATTGATTAGTTGTACTACTGGAGCAGATATTAAAGTAGTTGCAGGATTAACTAGCGACAACTCAAGAACAGTTACAGGCAGCGGATTGTCATCTGTAGTAACAAGTCAAAACATAACTAGTGCAACCTTTGGAGTAACTAATGGCAAATAAAAACAATCCATTAGGAAATACGAATCTTACTGTAAACTTTCTTCCTAAATTTTACCAGTCTGATTCTAATAAGAAATTTTTACAAGCTACACTAGATCAGTTATACCAACCTGGTAGTATTAAAAAAATCAACGGGTTTGTAGGACGCGAAAATGCCAAATCTTCTACGGGTACAGATATCTATCTCGAAGCCAGTGATCGAGTACGACAAGATTATCAGTTAGAGCCGGCCATAACCATCACCGATAATATTGGTAACCAAACATTTTTTAAAGATTATATTGATTACATTAATCAAATTAATACATTTGGCGGCAACACATCTAACCATGCTAGATTAAATAAACAAGAATTTTATAGCTGGGATCCGCACATCAATTGGGATAAGTTTGTTAATTTTCAAAATTATTACTGGGTCCCGTACGGTCCAGACACTATTAGATTGCAGGGCCAGCAAAAAGCAATCACCAGTACTTATACTGTTTCAATCGAAAGAGAATTAAGCAATAACGAATATTTGTTTACTCCCAACGGATTTACCCGTAATCCCGTATTGAAACTGTATCGCGGACAAACATACACATTTGAAATCAACAGTCCTGGGAATCCGTTCAGTATCAAAACTGCACGTACACCGGGGCAAGCTGACAGATATCTAGTTGACACTATTGATAATCACGGAGTTGAAGTTGGAACTATAACATTTAGTGTTCCGCTGGATGCTCCTACGTTATTGTTTTATCAAAGCGAATCAGATCTTCAGTTGGGCGGAGCAATTCAAGTGTTGAGTATTACCAAAGACACTTATATTGATGTTGAAAATGAGTTACTGGGTAAAAAACACTATCGGTTGTCTAACGGCACACAACTTAGTAACGGTATGAAGTTGGCATTTTTAGGAAATGTAACTCCTGTTGAATATGCTTCTGGAGAATTCTATGTTGAAGGGGTTGGTGTTGCCATCAAGCTAATTTCTACAAGTAGATTAGAAATTATTAATCCCTATACTAAAGAAAAAACAATACCTTTTGATAGCGATAAATTTGATACTCAACCGTTCAGCGATGCCACCGGCTATGCTGGCCAATCGGATTACATAGTAATTGATAGGGGCAGTAACGATGCTAACAATTGGAGTCGATACAATCGATGGTTTCATAAAGATGTCATTGCTGCAAGTTCTTTATATAATGGTAATCCAGTTAATTTAGATCAAACTGCAAGAGCTATTAGACCCATTATAGAATTTAATTCAGATTTAAAACTTGCAAATTTTGGTACCACAGCCATTGCTGATGTTGATGTTCTTGACGATTATACCACAGATGCATTCAGCACGATTGAGGGATCTTTGGCATATAGCGTTGACGGGGTTTCTTTAGCAGAAGGTCAACGAGTTATTTTTACTGCTGATCCAGACACGCTAGTTAAAAATAAAGTTTTTAAAGTTACATTTGTTAACGTGTTGCATCTCAACAGTGGAAGCAGACAAATTCACTTAGAAGAAATTTCATCGCCGTCATTGCATCAAGTAGCACTGGTCAAATTTGGAACTAAACATCAAGGCAATGCATATTGGTACAACGGTACCACATGGGTCCGCGGACAATTGAAAACCAAAGTGAATCAAGCACCGTTGTTTGATGTAGTAGACGAAAACGGTATAAGTTATGCTGATACCAGCGTGTACAACGGATCAACATTTGTAGGAACAACTTTGTTTTCTTATAAAATTGGAGCAGGCACTAACGACGGTGCATTGGGATTTCCGTTAAGTTACAGAAATATTAGTAATATCGGCGATATTGTTTTTAACTTTACACTGGCCACTGATAAGTTTCAATATAAACAAGGAACTGCCCTTCTAACACAAGCAATTAATGTGGGATACCTTGTGGGGCAAACGTTTGCTGGAAAACCAACTTATAAAAATGGCTGGCAGCTTTGCACAGCTTCAACCACACAAGCCGCTATAAGAATTTATAAAAATTCTAGAATTACAAATTATTTCAACATAGATATTTTTGATGACATTACGAATCTGTCTGATCTAGTAGTTAGAATTTATGTAAATGGACATAGACTAGATCCACTGGCATGGACATTGGTCGATACACCGTCTTATAAGCAAGTTCAATTGAGAAAAGATATTGCATTAAGCGATGTATTAACTATTAGAGCGTTTGCATCCCAACCAATTAACACTGTTGGTTATTATGAAATTCCTGTGAATTTACAAAATAATCCGTTAAACAATGTTATAGGAGATTTTACACTGGGTGAAGTATCAGACCATGTGAATTCAATAGTTGATAATTTAGATACTACATTTGTAGGAGTATTTCCAGGCAGCGGCAACTTGCGAGATTTGGGCAACATAACACAATACGGTACGAAATTTGTACAGCACAGTGGTCCAATGAGCCTTGCAATCTATCATATTACTAGCGAATCTAATAATGTTATTCGTAGCATCCAGCAGGCTCGGGATGACTATAATAATTTTAAAAGAAATTTTATTAAAATTGCTAGTAGTTTGGGAGTAGACGGCGATACTGTTACAATAACAAATCTAGTGTTACAAAAAATCAATAAAGACAAGCCAAAAACAAGCCCTTATTATTTTAGTGACATGGTGCCGTATGGCGCATGTATAGTTACAGATCTCAATGTTGTTGATTATAGAATTAAACAATATCCATTAACCAAACCGTTTGTCTTAACAGCATTGAGTAATGATGCTGTGGGTGTTTATTTAAATGGTGTGCAATTAATTTACGAACAAGATTATATATTTCTTGATACTGGATTTGTTGTGATCGATAGCTTGGTCAAGATGAACACAGGCGATGTGATTACCACACGAGAATACGACAGTACCGACGGATGTTTTGTACCAGCAACTCCGACCAAGATGGGTATATGGCCAAAGTTTGCTCCAAAAATTTATACAGATACTTCGCTATTAACACCGCGTGTTATGATACAAGGGCATGATGGCAGTCAGATTTTGGCCTACGGTGATTACCGAGATAATTTAATTTTAGAATTAGAAAAGAGAATTTTTAATAATATCAAAGTTCAATACGACACTGAAATTTTTGATGTTACTGATATAGTTCCAGGATACAATAGAAAAACAGATTACAGTCTATCTGAATTCAATGAAGTTTTAGCTCCTAATTTTTACAAATGGACTGCATTGGCTGGTAGAGACTTTACAAAACCATTGGGTACATTTTCTGTTGATAACACCTTTACATATAATTATTCCGATACTGTTGGACCTGACGGCAAGCCAGTTCCAGGTTATTGGAGAGGAATTTATCGTTGGTTGCTGGATACTGATCGACCTAATTTATGCCCATGGGAAATGTTAGGTTTTAGTATCGAGCCCAAATGGTGGGCCACAGTGTATGGCGTTGGCCCATATACCGGCGATAATTTCCCAATGTGGCAAGATATCAGTGATGGTATGGTTCGTGAACCTGGAGTTCCGGCAGTTAAATTAAGCAAGTATGTCAAGCCATTTTTAATGAATCATATTCCAGTTGACAGCAACGGAATATTATTAAGCCCTAGTGATTCTGGATTAGTCTCAGGGCCAACTAATTTCACAATGGATGGTGGGTTTGTATTTGGAGATGTCAATCCAGTTGAATCTGCCTGGCGCCGTAGTAGTCATTATCCATTCAGTGTGCTCATATCTTCTATACTTTTAAATCCTGCAAAAACTTTTGGTCTGTTGTTAGATAGAGCCAACATTAAACGTAATCTTGCGGGACAGCTGATCTATACAAACACTAACCTACGTGTGCGACCAACTGATATTGTATTACCCAGCATTTATTCAAGTACAACTCGTGTACAAACCGCGGGATTGGTTAATTATATTGTAGATCATATTCTAAACTTTGTGTTTAGTAATAATGTCAGAAGTTACAATCAGTATGCTACTGACCTAGATACTTTAACAAGTCAAATTAGCTATCGAGTTGGTGCATTTACCAGCAAGGAACAATTTAACTTGTTGTTAGATAGTAAAACACCTTTGAGCACGGGTGGTGTTTTTATACCTCAAGAAAATTATCAGGTTAATATTAATACTTCTAGCCCTATCAAGAAAATAACTTATAGCGGAGTTATTATCACCAAATTACATTCGGGATACGAAATCAAGGGTTACAGTACTACACAGCCGTATTTTAAATATTATCCTTACTTGCAAACAGGTCAACGAATCAATGTTGGCGGTATTAGTGAAAGCTATACAACTTGGACACCTGGCCAACAGTATGCGGCCAATTCAGTTGTATTATATAAAGGACAATATTATCGAATATTATCTTCTACAACAGCAGCCGCAATATTCAACCCGGCAGCATTTAGCTATCTAGGAGAATTGCCAGTCGTGGGTGGCGCTAACGCTGTTTTAAGAAAATTATGGGATAGAAATAAACCAGTAGTAGTTCCCTACGGCACAGAATTTACAAAAATTCAAGATGTGGTTGATTTTTTACAAGGCTACGGCGAATGGTTGACTGATCAAGGATTTGTTTTTGATGATTTTAATAGCAATTTAAATGCTGTTTCTAACTGGGAAAATAGTGCTAGAGAATTTTTATTCTGGACTACACAAAACTGGAGTTCTGGTGCAGACAATTGGGCAGACTGGACTCCTGCTGAGCCAGTTACATACGGAACTATTGTAAAATACAATGGAGATTATTATAGTGCATTGTATAACTTAGCTGCCACAGATGTATTTGACCCAATCAAATATACCAAATTAGAAGGATTAAGCAACATTGGTAGCAGTGTTATAAGCCTAAGCCCAAGTGCAAATAGACTAACATTTAATACTACACTATCTGTAGTAGACAATATTAGCAATCAATTTTACGAATATGAAATATTTAAAGTTGATGGTACTCCTCTGACTCCGCTGTTTTTAGACAGCTATAGAGAAAATAATGTTGTAAGTTACAGTCCTCGAACTACTGACGGGATATATGGTGCTAGTTTTTATCTAATACAAAATGAACATGTTATTACAATAGATAACACTACAATTTTCAACGATGTAGTTTATAATCCACAAAGCGGTTATAGACAAGAGCGTATCAAAGTATCAGGCCACGTCAGTATTGACTGGTACGGTGGTCTTGATGTTCCTGGTTTTATATTTGATCAAGCCAACATCAAACAATGGCAAATATGGCAGGATTATGCTCTGGGAGATATTGTAAACAATCAAGGGTTTTATTATAGTGCATTGTCGGCATTGCCTGGAACGGAAAAATTCAATCCAACCAATTGGGTACAATTAGAAAAGAAACCAACACCTAAATTAATCCCCAACTGGACTTATAAAGCAGGCCAGTTCACTGACTTTTATAGTCTCGACGACGATAATTTTGATACTGCCCAACAAAATATGGCACATCATTTAATTGGATACCAAAAACGTCAATATCTTAATAATATTATTCAGGATAATGTAAGCGAATTTAAATTCTTTCAAGGCATGATTCGTGAAAAAGGTACACAAAACAGCCTTAACAAATTATTTGATGTATTAAGTTCTGACAGTAAAGAAAGTCTCAAATTTTATGAAGAATGGGCAGTGCGGGCTGGACAGTATGGCGCTAGTAGAGCTTTTGAAAATATTGAATTTTTATTAGACGAAGGTACTTTTAGATTAAATCCTCAAGGATTCCAACTGGTAACTACACCTGATGTTAATCTCAACGGTACTTTTATCATACAACAAAAATCTACTGATGTATATTTAAAACCGTTAGGTTACAACAGTAAACCTTGGCCGCTATTAACAAATTACAAACCTTTCTTACGTAGTGCTGGGTACGTTAATTCAACAGAGGTGTCCATAAGTCTTGGATACCTGCCAGAAATTGCTGCCTTAGACATTGCCACAATTAATGAAGGAGCCTATATATGGGTAGCCTTTGAAGGACCTAGTTGGAATCTATATAGATATACAGATATTCACATGTCTGTGACAGATGTTACTTATAACGACTCTGCAAAGACGTTAACAATTACAGCAGAAAATCTTACTGGATTTGTATCAGGGTCGTGGATTGGACTTGCACAAGTAGAAAAATTAAAAGGTTTTTATCAAATAATCAGTGTTGAATTAAACTCATTTACGGTTTCGGCAACCATTACTGGATTTCCGAGCCCATTCAAACAAAGCAATGAACTGGTAGTGTATGCATTGATTAGTCAACGAACCAGTAGTATCGACAAATTAGATTCTGTACTTACAACAAAACTTTTACCGGGCGAACTAATATGGACAGACGACAGCGGTAACGGCAAATGGGCCAGCTGGATGTTTAATCCTATCTACACAATATCGGACGTAAACAACTCAGCTCCGCAAAATCAGTTACGATTTGGCAATACCATTGCTGTGAACAACAAAGGCACACTGGCCGCAGTTGGTTCTAGTTTTGGAGAGTTAATAACATACGACAAAGTAGGAACAGTCACTCCATGGGTCCAGCGACAAATTGTAGCTTCTCCATTTATTGCAACAAACATTGTTATATTAACTACCGGTAACACTGTACTTAACAGTACCACAGTGACTATGTCCAGTGCAAACGCTTCTATGATAGGTGGATTTATTGATGGACCTGGTGTTCCTTATGATACACTGGTAACGGCAGTAAATAACGGGGTCAGTATCACAATTAGTCAAAAAGCAAATGCAACAACCACAGCTTCAACTTTTACAATTGTAACAAATCCAAACCCTGCCACAGTAATAGCAACCTCGATAGCGTTTTCAGCAGACGGCACATGGATGGCCAGTGGAAGTCCTTTGGCCGGATATGCTGTAACAGATTTCTTGGGAGCGTATAATACTGCTAACATATACGGACCGGGACTAATTGTTTCAACTGGTTCTGGTACCAGTACAACATATTGGCAAGCATTAAGTAATGTTCCAGCAAACAAACCACCAGCAAGTAACTTATCTTACTGGAGCCCAATATATTATTTGCCAGTTGATTCATACGGAACTTGGTCAATCAATGATTCGTATCTTGAAAACACCTTAGTTGTTTACAAATCAAAAGTATATAAGAATGTTGTTCCTGCAACAACATCGGGCTTGCCTTCGATCTATGGTCAAACAATAGTTAATGTGTTGAGTACAAATGGCGCAAGTTATATTTTAACTGCCGATACAACAGCAGGCCTTGCTCCAAATTATCAAATTATTTTTACAGGTAATGTGTTTGGTGGAATATTAACCGGCGGACTATACTATGTTTCTACAGTACTTACAAGTACTACATTTACAATTACAGCATTGCAATATAGCACGTCAGTGGTACCAGTTACAACTGCATACGGATCAATGCAAGCTACTCAACAACCTCAACCATCTCCAGGCGGTAATAACCAGTGGGCAGAACAAAGTGTTCAAGCTGGACCAGTTGGTCAGGGTGTGATTAGTTTGTATAAAAAAGATCCTAATAATATTTACGGTTTAGTTGACACCATCATTAGCCCGTTCCCAGCCGCCAATGAAAATTTTGGTAGCAAGATTGTATTTGGAAATAATACAGTATATGTATCAGCACCGGGGTATGGTGGTGTCGGTCGAGTTTATAAATTAAAATATGCAACAACAATTCAAGCTCAAAGTGCATATAATCCAGTTGGTAGTACCAACGCTACACTAGTGGTTACTAGTACAGCCGGTGTCCGTGCTGGCATGTATGTAATTAATCCAGCATTTACTAGCGAACAAACAGTAGCACAAGTGTTGGATTCTCGTACAGTAATACTAAGTGGCAGTCCAAATAGTATTCCAAGCGGTATTATAAAATTTGCAATTGTGGGATGGGGATATGATTTTACAGAAATATACACTGGCACACAAACCGGCGCCGCATTTGGAAATTCCATTAGTTTGAGCCAAGACAATCTCACATTGGCAATTGGTGCGGATACCGGTACAGTAAATGGTATACTTAACATTTATAAAAATGCAGGTTCTGGATTTAATCCGGGTGCGCCTTTACAAACTATATCGGGAACTACTAAAAACTTTGGTATCAGTACTAGTATTTCCAACGACGGCACATATATCGCAGTGGCAGATGACAGTGCCACAGTTGGCGGAGTAATACAACGAGGAGGTGTCACTGTTTATAAATTTACTGATAGCACATACACATCTTATCAAACATTAATACCCCATCAACCAGAAATTAATGGACATTTTGGTAATAAGTTATCTTTTATGAACGATTACGAAACTTTAGTAGTTTATAGTCAATATGGCGATACGATTATCACAACTACATTTGACGATAATACAACTACGTTTGATAAAAATAGCACAGACTTTGCATTCACACAAACCAATAGCGGACGTGTTGATATTTACGATCTATATGCTACCAAGTGGGTATTCAGTGAAAGTTTAACCAAAACAAATCCGGTAAAGACAGCAGGCAATTTTATTAGAAATGATGTTTATCAAATTTTAACTCTTGGTACCACAGATTTTACAGCAATTGGCGCAAGTACCAATGCAATCGGAGTGACCTTTACGGCAACAGGTGACGGGTACGGTACGGGAACTGCGGCCTTGGTCACTAATGAAACTTCAATCGCTGACGGATATGGAGTAGGATTTGCCGTGGGCTCTAATCATATCTTAATTGGTGCGCCAGAATCAATTGATCAAGGATTTAATTCAGGTAAGGTTTATGATTACGGTAAACCAAATAACACATATACCTGGACTATCGATCATTCTGAAGTTGACAAACCCGATGTTACAAAAATTAAACAAGCATTTTTGTACAACAGAGTAACTGGAGAATTGATCACACATTTAGACGTTATAGATATTGCTCAAGGAAAAATTCCAGGGCCTGCTGACGAAGAAATAATGTATAAGTCGTTTTACGACCCAGCAAATTATAGTACAGTTAATGGAGTTACAACGTCAGAGGCAGGCGCAGTATGGACTACCAAACAAGTTGGCCAGTTATGGTGGGATGTGCGCACTGCAAAAGTTATCGACGCTTATGAAAACGACACAATATACAGAAATACCAATTGGAATACATTGGCAACAGGAGCCAGTATTGATATTTACGAGTGGGTTGGAACAAAATTAAAACCAAGTGTATGGGATACACAAGCAGATACGCCAGCTGGATTAACCAATAATATTAGTGGTAAGAGTTTGTATGGTGATGCAAAATACAGTATCAAGACAACTTACAATACAGTAACATTATCTACTGTTACAACTTATTATTTCTGGGTCAAAAACAGAAAATTTACCCCTAATGTTCCAGGACGACATATGGCTGCACAAGATGTATCTAGCTTAATTGCAAATCCTCGAGGACAGGGGTACACTTATCTTGCATTGACCGGACTTGATAGTTTTAGTTTAGTTAATGCTAAATCTTATTTAAAATCCAATGAAGTAGTGTTGAGTGTTGAATATTGGACAGGTGATAAGACAGATCAAAATGTACATAGCCACTGGAATATTATTAGCGACGACCCAACAACCTATATTCCTTTACCGATTGAACAAAAATGGATTGAAAGTCTCTGCGGCAGAGATACAGCAGGTCGTGCAGTTCCTGATTTAAGTTTGCCGGTTAAATTACGTTATGGTATCGAAAACCGACCACGTCAGGGCATGTTTGTTAATAGATTTGAGGCATTAAAGCAATTTGTTGAAACAGCAAATCAGATATTGCTAGCAAATCAAATTGTTGAAGAAGCCAGTATTACTGCATTGCAAGGATATGATCCACAACCAACTGTGATATCTGGATTGTACGATATCACTTTCCCTACTGATGCTGAACTAGTGTATGCTAGTACGGGTAGTTTTACTCGAGCAGTTATCATGCCAGTAGTTGCCGACGGCAGAATTACCGGTATAACAATAGTTAATTCTGGTAAAGGATATCTAATAGCACCTTATCTTACAATAGTGGGAGTAGGTGTTGGTGCAGTTGTTAGATCTATCATTAATAATAAAGGCCAGATTACAGGAGCCACTGTAGTGTCTAGGGGAGAAGGCTATAGTGATACTACCACTACTATCAATGTACGAGATTACTGTGCGCTGGTACAGAGCGATAGTCAAGCAAACAACAATTGGAGCATTTATAGTTATGATCCAACACAACGCTCTTGGGCAAGGATTCTAACTCAGAGTTACGATGTGAGAGAGTTTTGGAATTATGCCGATTGGTATGGCTCTTATGTTGACACCAAAGGTAAGGTAATATTTACAGCTTCACAATTTACTGTTGCAAAATTTTCAGTAGCTACGTTGACAGAATTAAACAATATTCGACCCGTCATCGGTGATACTGTCAAAATTAGAACTACAAATGCTGGTGGCTGGGAATTGCTTTACAAATATTCCAATTCTACCAGTGTAGATTGGACACAGTCATATGCTACTGTGGGTATTCAGAACGGTACTATACAACTGAGTAGCAGTTTATACGATCTATCTAATACAGATTTGGGATTTGACAATACAATTTTTGACAGCAACAGCTATGATAAAGTTGCAGGCACTGAGTTAAGAATTATTTTAGATACACTTAAAAATAAGATTTTTACACAACATGCTAGCCTCAATGGTGCATATTCAGATTTGTTCTTTGCCAGTGTGCGATATGCACTGAGTGAACAACCGTATGTGGATTGGATTTTTAAAACCAGTTTTGTCAAGGCACAACATAACGTAGGACAGTTAGATCAGCCAGTTACATATCAGGCTGACAATCTAGCCAATTTTGAAGATTATGTTAATGAAGTAAAACCTTATAAAACCAAAGTACGAGAATATGTCAGTAACTATGATAGTTTAGATCCAGCACAGCTACCAATTACTGACTTTGATCTGCAACCAATTTATCAAAATAATGCGTTAGCAGTTATTGACACATTTGTAGACAATGGAAAATTAGCAACAAATAATTCTATTGTACAGCAATATCCATGGAAATTCTGGTTGGACAACGGTGGCTTTGAAGTGGTCGAACTAAAACTAACCAGCAGTGGTTCCAAATACATAACCGAGCCGCAGGTGATCATTACCAGCGATAGCGGTAGTGGTGCAACAGCTAGGGCGTTTATTTCTAATGAAAAAGTCAATAGAATTGTACTGCTGACTCCAGGTAGTGGATATTTGTCAGCACCAAAAGTAGAAATTCGCGGCGGCACACTAATAGATGGAACCAGCGCAACTGCAAGTGCTATTATTGGCAACAGCGTTGTCCGTGGAACACTAGTTGGTATTAAATTTGATAGAATTAATTCTACGTATTTTATTACACAGCAATCTAAAACTGAAACATTTACTGGTACCGGCAGCAGACAACAATTTTTGTTGGTATGGGGTCCTGATATTAAAATAGGACAAAGCACAGTATACATTGATAACATTCTAGCATTACGAGACAGTTATATAATGTATGTTGTCAAATCAACAAATTTGGGATACACTACATATTCTGGAATTATACAATTTGATACAGCTCCTAAAAAAGGTAGTGCAATCCGTGTAACTTACATGATTGATCCTTCGTTGATGCAAGCAACTGATAGAATACAATATTTGTATAATTCTGCCACGGGCGAATTAGGAAAAGATTTATCACAACTAATGACAGGCGTTGATTATGGTGGCGTAATTGTTGATGGAACCGGATTTCAGATATCCAACGGTTGGGATAGTTTACCTTATTATTCAGATCAGTGGGATTCGTTTGACGAAACATTTAATGATTATACTGTGGTTGTTGGAGCTGATACTCACTCATTTACTTTACCGTACACACCAGCGGCTGGTGTACAGTTAACATTGTACAGAAAACAAAGTAATACAGACACATATCAATCTGATGGTGTAACTAAAATTTATTTGTATTCAACCGCTGATGTTGCCCCTTATGTTAATGTTGCAAACAATCTTGCAACTACTGGCATTTCTGCTACATTCACAAGCATCAATCGTATAGGTAGTTTGTTTGGAACTATATTAGTTGTTTCAAGCACCAATGGAATTGTTGCAGGCATGGGGGTAGTTGGTTCAGGTTTTGCCAACGGACAAACGGTCAGCTCTGTCACAAACAGCACAACATTGGTCTTGAGTATTCCAGCAGACACCCAGCCCAGCGGAACAATACAGTTTATTCGCAATGTTGTGGGTAGTGCAACGTTGAATGTAACAAGTACAGTTGCATTAAAGCCGGGAGATGTTGTTACTTTATTAAATTTAAATACATTTAGTTATAACACCACAGTGTTGTCTATTCCAAATAGTACAACAGTTACTTTAAGCAACATCATTTATCAAACTATTCCTCCGGGAACTTATATAACATTCACACGTAAGCTGGTGCAACCAACGGACGTTAATGTTAAAACTGACGGTAGTATTATATTAACCAATTTGGCTAACTCTAAAATAGTTGCTGGAACATTGATTAATATTATTGGACAAATTAATCCGGTACGCCTTGACGATCCAAATTACAATATCAAACCTTACCTTCAACAATTAATAAATGCATTTGCATACGACACAGCATTTACTACAGGTACTATGCAAAGTATTTTTGCAGGACTTGATATTTTAACACAAGTTAAAACTTACGGTTACGATCCCATGACAACTGCCAACAGTGTCACAGCATTGGCAAACAAGATACTAGCTATTCCAGGAGTGGCCGGAGCTTCTTTAGCTGCCGTGGATACCATCAACACTAACCTTGCTACTATTGTAGAAATCATTGATCAGGCCAACAGTGGAATTATTCCAACTCCAGAATTCCCACCATATGCTGGTCTGAATACTGGCTATGTAAATGCAGGAATACTGTTGTTTGATAATATAACATTCATACAATTTGAAATGGTTGCTTACATAACAGCAAATTATCCCAGCTTGACATATGACCAGAATGTTTTCCAGCAGGACATGCAAAATATAGTATGGAGTTTGATTTATGATTTGACATACGGCGGTAACAGTCAGTCTGTGCAACGTGGCCTAACATATTGGTCATCTAACAACACTTTAAGAACCGATCTTGGTACAGCATGGCCCGGAATTTATACTCGTCTAGCCAGTATTGCACAAAGTATTATTATCAAATCAGCAGTAACTAGATTACAAACAATTGTTGCACAATACAAGCCACTCAGTATTTTAACTGGCGGCTCAATTGCAAGTACCAGCATTTCAAATAAT